GTTTGTCACCGCGCCAAAAGCCCGCGCCGAAACAGCTCCGGATGGCTTGCCAAACCAGCCTGGCCCCTATATAGACCGTCGCCACCACCCGTTCGCCTACACGGATGGCTGTCACCTCTTTATTTCCAACACTTATCATACCTATTCCTCCTCGTAAATCAGGTAAATGGTCTTGCCGTCCTTTTCCGGGAGACTTTCAAACTCCTCCTCACTCATCTCCTTATGTTTGTAGCCTTGGGCTATCGCATCCTCGGCCTTCTTCGCGGCCGCCTCCGCCTTTGCCGCCGATTCACCCGCCGTTTGAATGGCCTTTTTTGTCTCCTGGGTGGCCGCTTCCATTTCGGGAGCCAATCCCTCCACCCTTTCAGCGGCCTTGATCGCCCGGGCCGCCGCGTCATCGGCTGGCTTGCTCAATAAGGTGATCGGGACGTTCACCAGTTTGTCACCTTTCTGTCCCGGCAGGGATTTGACCCCGCTCAGCGAGCCGACCGTCTCAAGGGATTCGACACTCTTCGATTCCGCCTTGACCGCCTCCAAAACCTGGGCGATATCCGATTCTGTCAGTGCCATATCAAACCCCTCCCTCTATCAGTTCATAAACCTGGCCGTAACCGCCGGCCGTCAGGCTCTCGCCGCATACCTCCTTGATAAGCGTACCCTCCTCGGTGGTGATCTCCAGGATTCCACCGCCCTGGATGATACGCTGGCACAGGACGTAAGCCTTGAACTTCTCATCACGGCCTACCGGTTTGTCTTTTCCGTAATTGAACAGGGCCTCCGCCACGGCGGTGGCGATGTTGTCGCCGCCAAGCTCGTTCCCGTCAAAGCCCCTGAATCTCCTGTTTAAGTCAACTTTCATATCTCTTTGGTTTTAAATGTTTATTCCCCTGTATAGCCGACAATGATGCCGCCCCTCACAATAAGTCTTATTTTGTCAAGGTCGGGATTCTGGGCGGCACCATCCCCCCAGTTCACACCCTCGTTATACACGTATGTACCGTCGGAATTGCGGCTCTTGATGTACCGGAACCCTTTCGACGCACAAACATCACTTGTCAATCCGCTACCGGTATCCCTTACATCTACCGGACCCACAAAGAACCCGGCATAGGTCATACCGCTGGCCGGATAGGTTAAGGAGCCTATCGATGCGTATATAGCGGCCCCACCGGATGTCGCCCCGACTGATTTTACGCCAAACCGACCACTGGTAGCGCCATTGAAGGCCACGTCCACGATCCCCTCCGTCGAGGAACTCGAGACTCCCAGTTTCAAACTCCGGGAATCGTTTCCGAAATAATCGCGGCTCTTCCAATACAGACGGCCGGAATCGATGGTAAAGCCGCCGATCTTACCGCCGCTCGCCTTGACAGTACCGCTGATGTTCGCGTTCCGGGTCTCGATACTCCCGTCCGTGAGGACCTTGAAATAGCCGTTAGCCGTAACAAGCCCCTCCAGTTTGATTTGGTCGGCTTTAATGGTAACACCGGAAACAAGATTGCCGAACTCGTCACGCTTGACATAGACATTCAGTTCCGCCTTCTTTACAAGCCCGTTGCTTGTAACGCCCTCAGCGAACAGCTTGGAAAAATTGGCGGTAGTCACCAACCCGGATTTATTCCGCAATTCCCCGTTCTCATCGAAATGGACAGAAATCAGCCTGTTATATTTGGCCGTCGTGATAATGGAGGATGCCTCCAGCACATTGCCGTCCTTATCGAAATTCGCCGCCGCGATTCGGATCATCTTCTCCGACTGGTCGAAGAACGTGGCATACTTGTACGCCAGGGCATCCGTCCGGTCTGTCGAGAACACCAACAAGGACACTTGGATAACACCCGTGAACGACAGCTTGAAGTCACCGGTCCCGTTCCACAGCCCGGAATGGTTGAATACCTTCTCCCCACCGACCGGCAAATCACCGTCGTAAGCGAACATGTTGAAATTCTCGTATCCGTTCTTGTTGGAATTGACAAACTCGATACGCAGGTGTCCGGCCTCGATCACCTTGTAATGGAAGGACAGGTAGACATAGCCCGGAATGCGAAGCCCGTCCCCGTTCAACTCCTTGAAATCGGGAATCGTGCGGAAATCCCCGTTCTTCTGCATGATATAACTGTTCGTTATCCTAACGTAAGGAACCTTGCCGGTCTTTACGACCTCTACGTTGCCGTTCTCGCTCGATGCTAACAGTTTGTTACCGGCAAGAATCCACTTGCCGCCGAAAGTCAGGAACGCGGCCTTGTACCCGCTTATCCATTTACTCATCCCCTCGGTAAACGTGGTGTTATCGAAAAAGCTCTGCTCCTCCCTCACCTCGTCG